TGTGCCCTTGTCATATCTTTAGTTTCTTTTCCGTCTGCTGTATCTTCAATTTCTTTTGTGGTGGATAGCATACCTAAACTATCTAATACTAATAGTAATGGTTTCTTTTCAGAAGCATTCTGTTGTGTATATTTTTCAAGCACAGTAAGAGCTTGATGTCTAAATTCTTGTACAGTAGTGACTGGCATTACAACCATTCTAGTACTATCAATTCCTCTTTCTTCTATAATCTCTTTAGTAATTGCTGATTCTGATTCAAAGAATATTACTCCACCATCAGGATTCTTGTCAAGGAAGTTTTTACACATACCTAATACAAAGAAAGTTTTACCTGTGGCACTTTCACCTGCAATTGCTGTTATCTTATTTGATGGCAGTCCTCTATGAATAGAGCCGCCTAATAAGGCATTGAATATATATGAACCTGTATCTATAAACGAATCAACATCACCTGAAGCACCGTCTGATACTAGACTGGCATATTCATTACCAGTTTCTTTTATTATGTCTTTTAAAAAATCACTCATTAATTATCCTCGTTAGTTTCATTATAGTTTCATTGTATATTATACACTATTTATAAGTTATGTCAAGCAAAAAACTCATCTAAATTATTCTTTATTTTAAACTTATTAATATTATTTTTATTATATTCTACTTCTTTAGTCAAGTTAAATGGCATTTTATTTGTTTCTGTATATGAGGTTTCGCCTGGTCTTTTTATTTTCCATTCTAAAGCTGTATCTTTTGGATAATTAAGACCCCACTTCTCAGTACTATTTTTTAGATACTTTCTCATCTTTTTATTCATAGGTAAAATGTATCTAAATTGTTTACCCTTTACTCTACTTAATTTTAATTCTATCAATTGTTTTGGGTTTGGTCGCATACCTACTTTTCTATTTTTAGTATTTGGTATTTTACCTTGCATTGTTCTAGGATGTACTTTTTCACCTTTTTCTGTGACATAAGTATCTGTCCAAATGTAACCGCCATACAAAAAATTAAATGCTTGATATACATAACCTGCTTTACCTACTAAACCATCTGCCCAAGTAAATAAATATTTTAAATTTGGTTCTTTATTTTTTAACCATCTTAATGCACTTGATAACATTTGCGTTTCTGAATTTTTTAACATAGAATCATCCATACACATCTTGCCAATTTCATAATAATCTTTTGTATCTAGTTTTGGAAACAATTTCTGTATAGTATGTTTAGGTCTAGTACCCCATCCAAAAGTAATAACTCCTTGTAGTGTGTTATCAACATAATAACCACAATAATATTTTGTTAATCTAGGCATAACTGGTGAATAATGTCTTGACATTATAAATTCAGCAGCTTTAACTTTATGTATTTCTTTTATCATCCAAAAAACTCATCTAAATTTCCTTTTCTTGAATTTTGAAATAGATCAAAATCTTTATTACCAAAACACCATACATTCTCTATAAACAACTTATTCATAAAGTCAGCCTTTGCCTTGTCATCTGCAAATAGTTTATCTGATTTAGGTCTTTGCATGATTCTCATACCGATCTGACCTAGAAACTTATCTTTTAATCTATTGACTAACTCATCACTTGATCTATATCTAGTACCCTTGATCTTAGGATCCATGATATTCACAAATAGAAACTTTGATACTGCCATTGACTTCTCAGCAACAGGTAAATAAAATTCATCACGCCATTTCTCGTACTCATTGAATTTAGACCACGATTGATCTTCTTGAAACTCACCACCCTTATTGTATTCTTCTGTTGAGAAATATGGTGGGGAGGTGAAGGCAACATCTATCGGTGGCAGCTTGTGATAAGGTAAATCTTCAGCACCACATCTCCAGATAGTTACCTTCTTAGGTTTTGACAATAGTTTATTATATTTTGAAATCTGTTGTGTATATCTAGCATATGTATTAGGATTAGGATCACAACCATAGTATTCTTCGGCATCACTAGCAAAGAAACCTGCAAGTCTATCACCCCAGCCACAACTTGTATCTAATACAGTTTTAGCATTTGTCATATCATATATTGCTTTTGCAACAACAGGTTTAAATTGTGTTGCGATATAGGTACCTAATCTAAAGGCACTCATATAACTTTTGTGAGTTAATGAACCGCCTAGTAATTGTTCGGTTTCAGTACCATCTAAATCTCTAACAGTTTTTTTCTTAACATCATTAATGCCACGCCATATAGGACCTAGACATTTCCATATAGCATATGCGTCACCGTTTTCCCATACCTCTTTAGGTGCTCTGAACCCATAACTGCCACACTCTAATCTTAAATCTTGCATGAAATAGTTTGATACGTTATTGTATGTGCTTGGACCGTTAATCAAACCTATGCCGTACTTATCATAACTATATTCATAATCATCATACTTTTCAAAGACTTCTTTGTCAACTTGATCTTTAGGTGTACATATAGAGTTAGTATTAAAGTTCTTTAAAGAATTAAAGCTATCTCTCATATCATCTTCTGATATTTCTTTCAAAGGAAATACAGGTCGCTCAGTTGCAATATAGTCGGCAAGATTCTTTCTCATATCTTCTTTGCCGTATTCTGCGTTCATTGATTCAAATGTTTTATTATCTAACACAGGTAACTTATCATCACCAGCGGCTTCTAATAAACGTTTATATAATGTATTGTTTCTAGTATAGTCTTTCATATTTTAAAAAAATTCATCTAGGTTTGATTTCTTTTCAAAGTTCCAACCTATTGCATTTACAATAAATCTTAATGGTTCTAAGAACGATTTAGTAAACATCTCATCATAATCGATATATTGATGTAGTTTAAATTCTTTTGGTAGTTGATTTGAAAATGATATAACATTCTCTCTTAAAGTATTAGGTTCTTTTAATGATATAAACTTAATCTTATCACCACTTTGTATTGTTTCATATTTTGATAGTTTGTGTTTCTTCAATAGATTGTTATAAAGTAAAGCACCTCTCACATGAATAGGTGTTGCCTTCTGATATATATCTTTTGTGGAAGAATACTTTTTAAGATTATTACAACTTCTAGGATAAGCAATTTCTTCTGGTGGTAACTTTCTAAAGTGTGTTCTAAAATTTTCTATGAAATCAATCAATGCCGATTCATCTTTATTCATAATAACTTTTATAGCCTCTTTAATCTTTACACGACAAGGTGCAGGAGTTGAAGACTTAACTGCCTCAATACCCATAATTTTTAGTTTAGGTTCTTTTAGGTCAAGACCTTCTTCATTAAATACATTTAAAATATATCTTTTCTTTGCAGTCCATATACCTTTGTTGGCAATTACTTCTCGTTTCATAATCATTTTCTGATCGTATGCATTAACATACTTTGCTAGTTTAGCGAAACTAGAATCAATAAATGGTTGTAGTTTTTCTTCAGAAAACTTATCTAATATTTTTACAATCTTTCTATTGTCAGATTTATCTTTGAATATCTTATCAACCATTCCGCCTAGTTTGATATAGATTGAATCTGTATCAGACGCAACAACATAGGCTACACTTTTAGTGCCTAATAGTTTATTCAGATACTCATTCACATCACGTTCAATCCATCTGATTGTCAACTGACCTGCCATTGTAATACCTTCAGCGTGTCTTACATCATAGTATCTAAAGTATTGATTACCGATAGCACCATAGGCACTATTCAAAGCAATCTTTCTTGACAGTTGTATATTATAATTTTTAGTTATATCATTCTTTAATCTTTCATCACCTGTTTCCTCATACAATGCCTTTGACTTAGCCATCTTATTCTTATATATAACTCTCTCTTTGTATAATTTATCCATTAGTTCAGGTAAAAAACCCTGCTTGTCTGTTCTAAATTTAGCACCATTGGGAGTGATAGTGGCGCCATCTAAACCAGACAAGTCAGATTTTTGATTTAACATATTTTCTACATTAACAACACCTTCGTCATAACCAATCATTGTTTCAGGAGAGATATTGTATTGCATAATTAAATGCGGATACAAACTGTTTAAATCAAAACTTACAATCCAATCATGAAAACCTACAACAGGATCTTTTACATAGGCACCTTCATAACCTCTTGATACTTTTTGTTCTATGATGGCAGGTGCAACAATATTTTTAGATTTTAGATGATTGAATATAATAGTATCCCATATACGAACTTGACCAAAACAATCTTGATAATTAACTTTTGCCTCATACGCCATGGTCAAATGCAACTCGATCAATTTCATCTTGTCTTCTAACTTATCAACAAGTTCTACATCTTGTATATTATATTCTATAAACTGTTGATAGTCTTTTTGATAAAACTCTTTAAATGTGTCATAAGGATTCTCGTGTTTCTTCTCACCTAGTTCTACATCACCTATATGATCTAGTCTATAACTCTCACGTCTAACAAATGTATGCTTACGATATAGGTCAAGGTAATCTAATACAGCGATACCCATCATATCCCAAGTCTTCTTCTCTTGTTTGTTTTCCCAACCACTAACTTTAACGCTACTCTCACTTACAATACCCCATGGACTAAACTGTAATATATATTCATCACCCATGAGTCTTCTAAATCTATTCATTAGAAAAGGTATATCAAAGAATTTAACATTCCAACCTGTGATAATGTCAGGATTATAATCTGTCCAGAATTCTAAAAACTTTTCAATCAATGCTATTTCAGTTTCGCACTTGAAAAACTTTACATCATCACGATCATTCACAAAGTCATTCATACCAAAGACTATGATCTTCTTTGTTGTATGTTCTTTTACTGTTATAGATATTAAAGGCTGATCTGCCTCATCTGGATTTGGGAAACCATTCTCACTCTCACACTCGATATCAATTGTAAGTATTCTTATCTGTTTGATATCCCAATCAATCTTGTCAGGAAATTCGTCTGCGATAAATGGATATTGATATTTTGTATTACCATAGTATTTAAAATCACTAACACCTTTATACTGTTCAATCCACTTCTTCGCTTCAGGTATACTTTCGAAAGTAACCTTACCTACATTACGACCGTCTAGTGTTTTATATTTTGATTCTTTACCTGATGGTATGAATAGGGATGGTTTATAATTGATTCTAAACTTCTTATGACTACCATCATGGTTTACACCACGAACCAATAGCCTGCCACGATATGGCAATACCGAAGTATAGAATTTCATTTATATTATATCTGTTTATTATTGAAATGTTTTTTTAAATTTACAAGTTTTTCTTCCGCATTAGAAAGTTGTTCTAATAGTTTATCTAGTTCAGTCAAGTGCTGAGGATGTTCTCCTATTGCAACTGGATTGTCAAAATAAATTATCATTGTAGCATTTGCCGAAGCAATATCAGCGATATACTTCTTCTCTAATGCCTTATATAGTGGATTTTCTGTTTGATGATTTTGTGCCATTGTTCACTCCTTTAATTATATAATATTATAACATATTTAGAATAGATTGTAAAGCGTTTATTCTAAACTATATTTGGTTGTTACTACATATTTTCTTGCTGGATTTACCATGACATTTATTCTGTCCATAAATGCTCTGTCAAATAGTATAGGTGTTCTTTCTTCTCTATCGTCTAATGTAAATTCTACTTCATATAAACCACCTAAAAAATCTACATCAAGTTTAACTACATATCGGTCTTCTTCATAGTTTCTTAAACCGCCAACTTTGATATCCTCTTTACGAATAATATCACTTGTAATAGTTTTGCCTAGTAAAGTCCATTTGATTTGCTTGCCAATAACTTTCATATTGTTAGCATGAATAACTGACATACCAGAATTACCTGTATCAAATTTAGCAACTATTTCGCCAAAAGGTTTAATTGAAACTATCTCTTTGTACCCACACTCACTAGGTACTTTTACCCAATTTTTTTTTTCTGAAAAGAAAGTAATAATTTCTTTACTAATATTCTGCCCACTTGCTTCTTCTATACCTTCTGTGCCGGGAGAAGAATTTACTTCAATAATAAATGGAGCATCCTTTTCTCTATTTCTACTTGGTATAAAATCAACAGCAGTCCATACTCCATTAACTGCTTTTGCAGCTAGTAAACTTGCTTCTATTTCTATTTCTGTTAGTTTAATTTTTTCTGGTTTAGAACCTAAAGATACATTACTTCTAAAGTCGCCCTCAATTACAGGTCGTTTCATTGTAGCAAGTACCTTACCACCTAATACTAATACTCTAACATCATAATCAGTTTTAATATATTCTTGTAAAAGTAAATCAGTATCTTCATCCTGTTTATTAATTAACTGTACGATACTATCTAATGATTTTTCTGACTCAATAAATAATACACCAACACCTTTTGACCCTCTTAATGTTTTCATTATAACAGGAAAGTTTGTGTCTAGTTTATCAAATGCTAATACTGATTTTTCAGGATCATTTATCAAAACAGTTTTAGGTTGTTTAATACCATAGTCTGAAAGTCTTAATGAAGTTCTATACTTATCAGCACATACATTAATGGTCTGTCTGCTATTGACTACACATATACTATGTTTTTCTAAAGTAGAAATAATGTCTAACCAACTATCTTTTCTTACAACAGAACCTCTTATGATTGCAATTGTATCAATAGGAGAAACTTCAAAGCCTTTTTCATCTTCTTTATTATGCAATTTAAAAATACTATCTTCGTATGATGTATAACCACCAGAGAGTCTATAAAGATAACTTTTCCATCCTAATTTTTCTGCTTCTTCTTGCAATCTATTAGCAGTATGAAAAGTTTTTGCTTTTTCTGGTTCATCTGTTATAATTAACAACTTGTATTTTTTGTTGTCTTTAGCTTCAGATATGAATTCTTTAAACTTAGGCGCTTTCATTTTCTATTTTTTTACCTATATTATATTTAGCTTGAAGATCCCACTCACCTTTTTCTTTAAAACTTAATACTTTGATTTGTGATAGAGGTGCTTTCTTTTCAGCAATTGAATTGTTTAATATAGCAATTAATCCCCAATCACTTAATAGTTGGGTAATTGTATTTCTTCGTTCAGCGTCATTTTCAGAAAAGTTTGATTCTTTGCCATCTAAAGCAAATAACTCTTTGAAATGCACTATAAAATATCTTCCTTGTTTATGTAAAATGTGACAAGATTGAAATAACTTTTTATCTTTTCTTGACGCCACACCTATTCTGGTTAAAGTCTCCCTAACTTTTAGAAAGTCATCAGGTTCTTTTAACTGTACTTCTAACATCTTCTCCGGATGCCAAGTATTATCTAATCCATTCATTTTATCCCACCTTTATATAATTTCTCTTTAATATTTTTCAATTGATCTTTGGTGAGTATATCAAGAGCGGACTTTGCCTTTTCATTACTATATCCATAAAACTCTTTTACACACTCAATATCTTTCAACTTACTCGCTCTTAAAAAAGGACTAAACCTTTTCTTTGATCTAATACTATTTAGTAGAAATTGATATTGCATATCTTTATCTAGGAAGTGATTACGATT